CCGAAGTCTAAACGCTGGGAATTCTACAGTAAAGACTCGCCACCTATTGCATGGATGCCGATGCCGTGCCATCCTAATGATCTAAAATAAGGCTTCCCAGCGCACCTTTTCTTTTGTTTCACACACAAACGCGCTGGTTCCGTCCTGAGCATGACGCTTAAAAGGCTCACCCATAACAGGAAGGACGAATCATGGACGATCAAGAAAAAATCATGGACCTACTATGCGAAAACCGGAATCTCAAGACCGCACTGATTCGGAATAAAAGAGAAATGGAAAGCATGGTTCTCATACTTAGCAAAAGGATAGAGAATGCAGAAAACTTTCTACGACCTGACGAAGAAAAATGACGCTGAAGTCATTAAGGAACAACTAGAAGAAATAATAATTTTATTATGTGGGATCATAAATAATGGTAAGCTTACAGGGAATAATACCGGATAGTTTCAATCCAAAAGACTACAGCAATGCTTCCGAATACTTGACCGGAGGTAATGCAAAAGAAGCGTTTCGCAATGAGATGCTGAAGCACGGATTAAAGCCACCAACAGAAATTGTATCGCATGAGCTAATGCGGTTTCCAGACTCAAAAGACAAGGGACACAAGAAGTCTGGCTGGTGCATCTTTTTCGATGGTATGGATGACAGCCGGAGCATCGATCTGGGGCATGGACAGTTCGGTTCACATCATGAGTCACCACCTACGACATTCTGGTCCAGTAAACGTGTCCACGCCATGACTAAGGGCGAAAGAGAACGCTACGAGGCTACAATGGCAGCGGCCAAGCTTATCAGAGAGAAGGAAGCAGAAGAACGTCACAAGGCAGCCAAGGAAGAAGCAGCCAAGCTATGGGATGCAGCCGGACAGCCTATGAAGGATCACCAATATCTGAAACAGAAACAGATCAAACCGAACGGAGCAAAGCAAAATGGCCAAAAATTACTTATTCCTATATACGATGGACCGGAGGAGCTTTGTTCTTTACAGCGAATCTTTCCTAATGGTGACAAGCGGTTTCTTGCCGGAGGAAAAATAAAGGGCTGCTATGGTATTGTTGGAGACGATACGCCGACCAAGTATATAGCAGAGGGCTATAGTACAGCCGAGACGGTACACGAAGCGACAGGTAGCAGGGTCTATATAGCTTTTAACGCTGGTAATCTCTATGAAGTATCAGCCAGATTAAAAGCCGAGCATCCTGCTGACAGGCTGATCATTGCTGCTGATAACGACTATAAGAACGAGGTCAATATAGGAAAGAACAAGGCCGAGCAAGCAGCTAAGGCTCTGGGTCTTGAGATGATACTGCCGGAGAAAGAGGTCGACTTCAACGACATGGCTGTCACGCATGGCATGGAAGAGGTCAAGAGCCAGCTAAACTTCACGCCGAAGACATACCAAAAGAAGGAAGAGAAAGAGCAAGCCAAGATAAGCGACAGCGTAGGGGTATTGTCTGACATTATCGGTTACTACAATGCAACTAGTGGAAATGACCAGCCGGAATTTGCTGTACAGACTGCTCTTGCTCTTGGTTCACTGCTGCTTGGCAGGAATTTTAGAACCAACAAGAACAACTATACGAGTATGTATTATATCAACGTGGCCAAGTCCGGCACTGGTAAAGAACATTCTAAATCGGTCATGGAAGATATCCTACACGCTGCAGAAATGGATCACCTGCTTTCAGGAGACGGTTACACGTCTGCTGGTGGTGTTTTCTCTGGCTTGCTTGAGAAACCTCGTCACGGGACGGTTATAGATGAATTCGGTAAGTATCTGGAAGCAGCTAGAAAGAGCGGTAACAATCTACAGGCTGAGGCCAACTCACAATTGATGCAAGCGATCACTCGCTGCAATGGTATCATGAGGCCGCCAGTCTACTCTGCTATGGGTGTATCAGCCGAGAAGAGAAAAGAAATGCAATCCCGACTGATCCATAATCCGGCTTTGACTATCCTTGCAATGACAACACCGTCAACCATGTTTGATGCAATGGATATCGGATCGATTAGTGATGGCTTCCTTAACAGGTTCATTGTCTGCATATCTGATGCCAAGCGTGTACCACGGGTTCACAAGGACAGCGTTCCTGTACCCAAAAGAATCACCGACTGGATCGAGACTATCAACTCACGGATAGGTGACAAGGTCGAGGTAGCCAGCGAGCGACCCGATCCTGTTGAATTGATCTTCACTGATGGCTGTATGGACCTGCAGTATGATTTCCAGCTACGCTGCATTAAACGTGCCGATGATCTTGAGTCAATGAGACTATCCGAGACACCGATGCGAGCCAACGAAATGGCCATGAAAATGTCACTGATCTGTGCGCTGGCTCGTGATCCTTGGGCCGAGCGTGTTGTGGAAGAGGATATGCAATGGTCAATCGATTATGTAGAAAAACATCTGGATAGACTGATCGGTGCTATCAAAATGAACGTGTCTAGCTCCGGCTTTGAGGGTGACAAGAAAGAGATTCTGCTTGCCCTGAGAGAGCTTGGAGACAAGGGCGCAACGTGGACCCATATGATGAAACGCAATCCGTTCTCGAAACACAAGAGACGTGATCTGCAGGAAATTTTAGATAGCCTTGTGGATGGTAACCTGATCCACATGGAAGAAAGAAAGCCGGACGGCAGAGGCCGCCCAGCTAATGTTTATGTAGCAAGTGAATGAAAGGAAAACCGATGAATAAAACAGACGCAATAAAACGACTAGACGCGATTGAGAAAGAACAAGCTGAATTGCGAAAGATAATCGAAGCGCCGGAGAAGAAGGGTCTGCGGTGGAAGCCTGAGAAGCATGAGCTGTATTACCGCGTTGGTGCTGACGAAGTAGAGGATTGTCGCAGTTATACACGCAGCACTACTGACTTTAACTACAACACAGGCAACTGCTACAAGACCAAAGCCGAGGCAGAGAAAGCACTGGAAATCCTAAACCGCGCTTTTGAGTTGATTGGTGATTGGGAGCCTGATTGGGATGATGGCTGTGGAAAGTTCCGCTATTATCACAGCCGCACAGGAAATGTATGGGGTATCACGAGCTATATAAGCACGAGAGACTCTGGCCTCTACTTCCCAACCAAAGAAGCAGCCCAGACAATGATAGACGAGTTCTCAGACGACCTGTTCTTAATTTTAGGGAGAGTATAATGACCGAAGTAGACGAAGATTGGCGGGTTATAGAAAGCTATCCAAACTATAAGGTTTCTGATTTAGGCCGAGTTTTTTCTATAAAAAGAGGGAAATGCTTAAAGCTAACGGAAACGCCCAGAGGGTATTACCGCGTAAGTTTATACAAAAACAAAAAACTTCGCAGTGTGTTTGTGCATAGGATTGTCTTAGACATTTTTGCGAAAGACCGCCATTTTAAAGGCGCTATTACCAGACACGTAAACGGCATTAAAACTGACAACAGAATAGATAATTTAAAATGGGGGACACAGAAAGAAAACGAGCAGGACAAGAGGGCGCACGGGACATATCAAGACGGTGAAAACTCTCCCAACAAAAAACTAACAGAGCAAGATGTTGTTGATATTAGAAAGACCTACAAGCGGCAGTGCAAGAAGCTTGGGACAACAGGGCTTGCTAAGAAATACGGCGTACACAAGGCGACAATACTTGGGTGTGTTAGTGGACAAACGTGGCCTGATGTCGAGCCAGCAAAAGCGCTTGACTACGTGCCGCACAAGAAAAGAAAGAAAAACCGATGACTGATTATAAAAAAGCGCGGGAAGACCTAGAGGTAATTGAAGAGAACAAGGGGAATGTTTACCCTTTCTCAGTAAAAGATTTATGGGGCTTCGACAGCAGAACGGATGAACACATAATTAATGTTGGCTTATGGGCGGGGCAGAACCAAGAAACAATCCTCAAAGCCCTACGCATAGCCGAGGCGGTGGAGAAAGAGCCGCGCAGTGGTGAGACAGAAATACACATAGTTCAGTATAGTGATGGTGAGGTGGTGGCTATAGAGAAAAATGTCGATCTTGGCGAGAAGGTAAAGCGGCTGGCAAAGGTCAAAGTAAACTGGACAGAAGGCGAGGGGCTATGATTGAGAGTGTGGAAGTCGCGGCTGCGATAATCGAGCTGAAAAAGCATTTAAGCTGGTGTACGTTCTGGTTATGTATGGCTATAATGGTTAGCAAGTAGAAGGCGAGGGGCTAGAATGAACCAGCCCCTCGATATTAATAAGGAATATAGTCAGATGCTTTCTTTACCGCATAGTTTAAACATACGCATTCTAAAAAGGTCTGCCATTCTGCTTTGGTCAGGGTTGCAAGGTCAGTCTTGCCGATTTCGTCAAGATACTCACCGCCCATACGACCACCATATAGGATCGAATCAATCTCGTGCTGTGTTTCCGGCGTCACGTTCATACCTCTCTATTCTTTTCTTGTTGTACCGTGGTTTACCTTCCAGCTTAAAAAAGTCTGGTCCCTTGCCTTCCCATCTCCAGTTTGCTAAGGTCTTGGTCGAAATGCCCCAGCGTTTTGCTAGGTCTTTTGGTGTAAAAAAAGGTTCAAGTGCCATTGGTTTCTCCTGTGTTGCTATAATTTTATTATAAAGGAAAAAAAAGGCTTGCACAAGATAAAAAAGGATGCTAGGGTGAAGTTATAAGTTGATATACAAAATGAAAATGAAAAGGACATACAAATGGAATATACAAATATGAAAATCGAACAGTTAATTGTAGAACTTGAAGACGCACGGGAAGAAAAGAAGATGATTGCCGAGAAGATCGAAATGATCGAGGCGGCTGTTATCAATCACTACGAAGTCGAGCTTAAATCTGAGCTCAAGAAAAAACCAGACATGACAGGTACAGTTAACATTGGAGATATCAAATTCAATGTGGCGAAGCGTGTTCTCTGGGATCAGGCTATTTTGGACGGGGTATATAAAAACTTTGAACTAACTAACGAAGACCCAAAAGAGTACATTGACGTGAAGTTATCAGTGAAGGAAAGCAACTACAACGCATGGCCTTCCAGCATGAAGGAAAAATTCACGCCAGCACGTACTGTTGTCGCGGGTAAAACATCAATCAAAATCGCAGTTTAACTTTAACCGAATAGGGGTGGCGTGGTATGACCGTGCTGGGTCACCCCGACTATGGAGATAATTATGCTTACATCAACTAAAAACACCGATATGCACACTATGGATATGCTGGTATATGGTCCAGCCGGATCAGGCAAGACCCGCTTGGCAGCAACATTAAACAAACCGTTGATCATATCAGCCGAGGCTGGCTTATTAAGCCTCCGTGAGTACGATCTGCCTGTCTACGAGGTAAAAGGTATGGCAGACATGAACGGAGCCTATGAGGAGGCGTTAAAAGGCGATTATGAGTGGATCGTTATTGATTCCCTCTCTGAATTGTCAGAAAATTGTCTGACCGAGGCTAAAGCCAGCAATAATGATGGTCGCCAAGCATACCAAGAGATGGCTGACAAGATGATTTCTATGATTAGAGATTTCAGGGATATGCCAAAGAATGTTTACATGACTGCCAAGCAGGACAAGGTAAAAGACGAGATCACAGGCGCGATATTGTTTGGGCCTATGACAGAAGGGCAAAGGCTGGCCAAGGCTCTGCCGTATCTCTTCGATGAAGTGTTCGTTCTTCATAACTACAAAAACGATGACGGTGAGATCGATAGGTCGCTACAGACTGAGCGTGATAACCAATACGATGCTAAAGACCGTTCTGGTGCTCTGGATTTTTGGGAGCCAGCCGATCTGGGTAAAATACAAGCTAAAATCTTGGGAGCTTAGTTATGTTTGCCAACAATGAGACCCCAGAAACAACTGTTATAAAAAAACAGTCCGAAGAATTGGCTTTTAAAATTTTGAAAAAAGCTGGGCTCAATGACAGGCAAATGTATGTACTGCTGCACAGGATGGAGCTTTTTGGAGCCGAGCATGAAACATTACAAAAAATAGGAGACAAATATGGAATAAGCAAAGAGAGAGTAAGACAGATAGAGGCTAAGGCTAAACGTTTATTGAAAGCAAGGGCTGCCAGAGTATCTAACCCGTTAGAAAAAAATTGTTACAAAACTTTTTTTCAAGACTTTAAGATCACGGAAGAAAAAACTGTGCTGCCCGTTAATCATAAACTTGCACGACTTAACGAAAGACTCAGAAAAGAGCCCGACCCCTATAGAAGATACGAATTGACATTACAAATAGAAAGAGAAAGAAAACAAAATGGTACAACTTAATATACAAACAAATGAACTACCCACCGAAATCTCAAGCGGCTTTACGCCTCTGCCAAACGGTACATACCAAGCACTGTTGGTTGATGTTGATCAGCAAGAAGACGGATCGGTTAAATTTCAGATCGATATCACTTCCGGTGAGAACGTAGGCCGTAAGCATTTCGAATGGCACAACTTTACTGTTGACAATCCTGACCTACAGTGGAAAGTAGAGAATGCTTTGCAATTTGTTGGCAGCCTTGCTCACGCTGTTGGAGCTTCCGATGAATTTAACAATAGTAAAGATACGACTTGTCTTATCAACAAACCGTTCCTGATGGACCTGAAAGTCCACCAAGGCAAGAACTACACCGACAAGAAGACAGGTATGGAGAAGACACCGAACCCGAAGAACCTTATTACAGGTATTCATGCGTTCAGTAATGCACCATCTAAGTCTGCGGCTGCATCCCCAGCAGCACCGTCCGGCTCTGAGGGAGAAGGCGCCGCTTGGCGTAGATAGAGTGTAGGGGGAGGGGTTATTTGTCTTTCCTCTCCCCCGCCTTTTCACCATTAACAAGGACGGATACAATGGTAAAAATACCCGAACAGAAAGACCCGACACTTGAGGCCATGAACAAGGCTCTGGTCGACAAGTACACAGAGGTCAGAGATTATCTAGGCGCTTCATATATTGGTGACGAATGTCCCCGTAAGGTCTGGTATTCATACAATAATTTCTACCGCAAACCTACCGAGCATATCTATGCTATCGAGGACGGTTACCGCACAGAGGAACTTCTGGCCGAGCGTCTGAACGCTGTAGAAGGCGTCACCTTGGTTACCAAGGACGAGAACGGCGAGCAGTTCAGTTTCACTGACGGAAACTTCTCCGGTCACTATGACGGAAAGATAGTCGGACTGTTGCAAGCCCCCAAGACTAAACACATCTGGGAGGCTAAATGCACCAACAAGTTCAACGAGTTTCTTAAAGTAAAATCTAAGTTCCCAGATAAGAAGGTGCTGCAGAACTGGAACGAGATATTCTATGTTCAGGCTCAGATTTATATGCACTACTCTGGTTACACCAGACACTATCTGACTGTGGCCAGCGCTGGGGGTAGAGACATAGCCTCTTGTCGCACAGAGTATCATAGAGATGTGGCGTTGCGGTACATAGACCGTGCCAAGAAAATCATAGCAGCCAAGTCTGAACCGGAGCGTGCCTATAATTCAGAGACATTTTTCAAGTGTCGGTGGTGCGATTTTGCAAAGGAGTGCTGGAAATGAGTGACGAAGACTACAGATGTACAGAAACCATAGACATAGAGGAGCAGATAAATGGAAAACGACAAGAAATACGAAAAAGTGAGAGCAACAATGACATACAAAAGCGGAAGAAAAGAGACAATTCACGGAAAGTTGAAAGGCGATCAGACACCACACAAAACTTTCAGCAAAAGAGTTTCTGCTTTTAGAAGCTTCCCAACCGTCACCAATGTTGAGATCGAGAAATACTAATGATTAAAACACTCCGCCCATACCAAGAAGAGGCTGTCACGGCCACACTGGATTACTTTAAGGAAAGCAAGGGTAATCCTCTGATCGTGGCTCCGGTTGCTGCAGGTAAATCTCTCCTGATTGCAGAGACTGCCAAGCGAGCTTGTACGATGCACCCGAATACCAGAATACTGGTTTTGGCTCATGTCAAGGAGTTGTTGCAACAAAATGCCGCAGAAATGATAAGTCAGTGGCCGGACGCCAACATATCATTCTATTGTCATGGTCTGGGAAAGAAGTCAGACAAGGGTCAGATTGTGTTTGCGAGCATTCAGAGCTTTTCCAAAATGGGACTGAAGACAAAATCTTTTGACCTGATCATGGTTGACGAATGCCATCTTATTTCCCCTAAGTCTGATACAATGTATCAAAAGTTGTTTACCGACTTGGCTATGGCAAATCCCCATGTTAAAATCATCGGTTACACTGGCACTCCGTTCAGACCAGACAGCGGTCTTCTTACCGATTCGGACCTGTTCAGTGATGTGGCTTACGAAATCGAAATGCAGTATCTGATAGATGAAGGCTTTCTTTGCCCACCAATTACCCCGAACGTCAACACAAAGATGGATACCACTGGTGTCGGAACCAGAGGCGGTGACTTTATCGCTGGTCAGCTTGAAAAAGCCGTTGATAAGGACGAGGTTACATATGCCTGTATCGATGAAATGATCGAGATTGGCAAAGACCGGAAGAAGTGGTTAATCTTCACCGCAGGAATAGAACACGCAGAACACGTCACAGAGGCTCTCAGATCGAGCGGAGTATCTGCGGCTATGGTTACGGGTAAAACACCGAAAGACGAACGTGCGGCCATCCTGAGCGATTACAGCAACGGTCTGTATCAGGCTTTAGTAAATGTGGCTGTCCTGACAACCGGATACAACGAACCAGCCATCGATCTGTTGGCATTTATGCGCCCGACCAGATCGCCTGTTCTGTATGTTCAGTGCGTAGGCCGTGGCATGAGGACACACCAAGACAAAGAAGACGTTATGATCCTCGACTTTGGCGGCGTGGTTGACGAGCTTGGTCCTATCGATCAGGTCAATGTGTCAAAGAAAGCGGGGGACGGCACAGGAGAGGCTCCGGTTAAGCAATGCCCTAAATGCTACGAGCTCCTGTATGCTGGTGTCAACGAATGCCCTAAATGTGGCCATATGTTTGAAAGCGAGCTAAACATCAACGAGAGGTCTGCCAAAGACGTAGCTATGCTGTCATCCCAGATAGAGCCTGACGTGCTCGATGTTATATGGATGAACACAGTCAAGCACGAGAAGAAAGGCAAACCGCCAAGCCTCAAAGTTATGTACGGAACATCAAGCCACATAATAAAAGAGTGGGTCTGTTTCGAGCATCAGGGTTTTGCCAGAGACAAGGCCAAGAAATGGCACATAAACAGATCGGGACAACCAGTTCCTGATACCGTGGACGAAGCCTTAAATATAATCTACCCTACACCAACAACCATAACCGTAAGAAAGAATGGAGCTTTTGATGAAATCGTATCGTGCGACTACAAAGAAAAGGAAGAAGCCAGCCTCGAAGAAGAAATTGTCTGGTGACCTGATGACAACCGATTGGTCTGACGACACAGTTCCGTGGAGCGAGGACAATCTGCAGGTGGCTATGGTTCAGAAACTTCTCAGGATGGAAGACACACTTGGTGGCTTTACGTTCGCTGCAGGACTTGAGGGCATGAAGACCAGCAAGTCGGTAGCGTCCAGACAGAAGCGCATGGGCATGAGAGCAGGAGAAGCTGATCTCCGGTTATACTTTGAGGACGGTGTAACCGTTTTTGTCGAGAACAAACGAGGCACTAGCGGCGGCCAGAAACGGGGATACGCCAGCCCAGAACAAAAGAAACGACACGAATTGTTGAAAGAGCTTGGTTTCGAGGTCCACTTATTGGTTCCGAACACGCCGAACGAGGCTCAGGAGATGATAAAACGCATAGTAATTAAACACACACTAGACAGGGGACTATAATGCTACAAGAACTAGAACAAGCCAGAGAAGAAATTGTACATACCATCAAGCACCATAGCGAGATCTTGGAAAAGAAGCCGATTCGGACTGCGCTGTTTAATGCGCTCGATGCTATTGGTTTTGCTATGGGCGAGATAGAGAATGAGGAGATGGAGAAAGATATAGAAAACTGGAAAACGGCTTGCCGGAGAATAGCAGAGCGCCCACCAATCCACATAATGGACCCTATACATTCCGAACTGATGGACGAGCTTGCGGCTGACTTACAGGAAGCTTTGAATATAGCGAATATGAGCGTTGACGACCCTGATACGGTATTAATCGAACACATTGAACAAGCCCTAGCGAAGAAGAAGGAGATAGGCCTATAAACCGCACAACACAATAACCTATAAGCTATCACGTATATGTGATTTGATAACGGTTAT